GTCTAAAGTTCTTTCCATTATACCGTACCACTGTGTCATCTGAACCAGCAGCTTATTGTAATCAATCGTTGAGCTTCCCTGGATCTCTGCCAAGTCAGTTAAATGAGTATTGATATCATCTAAACTTTCATTCGCAACTCCAAATTCAAACAGCAAAGCCAAAGTTCCAGCATCAGCCGTAACAACGTCAAGTCCAAGCTTTTTGGACCATGCTTCAAACTCTTCTGATATTGAAGCATAATCGGGAACCACCGCGTCTTGAAGATCCGTCAACCTTGTTATCTCTTCGTCAATACTGGTAAGGATTTCGTTCGTCCCCTGCACTTCTCGCAACATCGCTTCATCATAACTCCCGGCAGTTGCCAACCCTTCAATCGTATCCAGGTTTCCAAGAACTCTATTATACTCGTCAAGATAGGCTGTTGATGATGAATAAGTATCTTGCTGAATCTGTAGATACTCTGGTGCAAAAGATAGGAATCTTTGGACTTCAGCCGTTCCTCCGGTAAGTGCCGCCTGATATAGTTCATCGTAATCGGCTTTGGCATCCTCAGCCTGTGCAGGACCTGGAGACAGGTTCAAACCTGAATATTTAATCCCACGAATTGCATCCTGAACGCTTGTTATTAAATCCTTAACCTTATCGTTAACCTGTTGCTGAAGCTTTGCAGCATCTTTCTGTTTCTGAAGTATATCAATCTGTCCCTGTATGTTCTCTCGTTCAATATCCGCCGCTCTTTCAGCGTCAGCAACCGCAGATGAATACCAGTCATCTATTAGATTTGCAGTATCCAGCTTTCCTTGCGGAGTCAAAGTCCCTGAAAGATTAGCATTGATTTCAGCGGCTAACCCAGCCGTTTTAGACGTTGGCGTGCCACCCATCCTTACATTAAGGTCTTCTCGAATACCGTCCATAATCTTACCGGCATCGGCAATGGCTTTAGCTGCATCGGCAATGGCTTTAGCTGCATCAATAGCAGCCTCCCCCACATCGTCAAAGGCGTTATCCACATCTAACAAATCGTCCACAAACTCTTCTGCAGTTTGCCCATAGCTTGCAGCCAGTGCCGTGACTTCCTCTGGTGTCATGCCAATAAATTCAGTAATAAAATCATCCAGCCACGGCTTTGTTACCTTAAATCCCCACCGTTCTGAAACATCATCAATCACACCCTGTGATTCTGTCCCTCCAAATTTACGTTGGGCATCGACTATTGATTTATTCCCAGATTCCAAAGCATCGTAATATATATCAGTAGCTCCAGCCATCCCAAGAAGTGCGACATACATGGCTCGCCCTGCCTCAGTCGTCAGATCCAGACCTGATATCAAATCATTAAATCCTTGCCTTGTGGCTGGCATTTCAATCCCTAATGCAGCAAACCCCTCGGCAACATTACCTGTAACCCACTCAAGTTGTTGCGCATCAGTTAAGAACTCCGAGAAGTACGTCTCAAACCCATCTTGCAATATCTCCAAGCTGCCTGCTGCCTCAATAAGCGCCTGGCTGAAATGAACTGCCTCGGTAGCAGTCCCCTCAAATGCTTTCCCTGTCATGGACAATCCCAGCAAAACCGCTTCTTTTTCATACACCAGCCTGCTGACTGTTTCAAACATCCCCTCGCCAACCTTTTGGTACTTACCAAACTCTTCACCCCATAGGTCCCAAGCCATTGTGTCGGTAAGATTGGAAAAATATTCTGTCACCGCTGCCTCAATCTCATCCGGATCTAACCCGGTCAGATCTAAATGAATATCCCCAAATTCATAATCAAGCACATCTTGCACATCAGTGCCAAGCCCAATTGCGAGTGCTGTGAATGTGTCTCCGATAAACCTGAACATGTCAGTAAATGCGCCGAGGGTTTCCTCTCCCAATTCGTCCCATCCATCCTGATGCCACTTCCATAAATCCTTAAAAAACTGCTGTAGTCCTCCTTCTATGTAGCCCTCTTCCCACGGACTTTTCTGGTAATCGCCCGCCTGCGGTGCTTCACCTCGGTCAATACCTTCTATGCTCTCGCTTCCGATGCTACCCAGAGTAAAACCCGGTATTTTATATTCCCTTCCACTGAACCCGGCACCGCTAAACCCTCCCTGCAATATCCCCATGACGAATCTCTCAATGGATTGCACCAGGTCCTGAGTGGCTTGGAAGATGTCGTACAGGGCGTACAGTTGGTCGTCGTTCTGGTCTATCAGGATATCAAACGCATTGGCGATTGATCCACTGCCGGTTCCATCTGCGCCACCAAGTACCGTACTGGGTGGTTTGTACTCTTCGCCCCCATCTGGACCGCTACCGCCTCCGCCTCCGCTAAACGACACCCCAACCATGGCCAGGAGGCCAGCAATGATAGACGCCATGGCAGCTATACGTGCAAATGCAGTGTACGGGTCACCTAATCCCTGGCCAACAACAGCACTAACACCCTTAACCTGGACTTTCGTCATCTCCATCGCAATCTCAGCAATAGCAAATCCCATTTCCAGAAGGTGCATGATCTGGCGTGCGCGGGAGTTCTCTTCAAACATATCTCCCAATGTTCCGAATAACTGGCGGTAGCCACCTAACTGGCCTTGGATGGATTCATCGGAATACTTCTTCTCTTTCTTATAATACGCCTCCATAGCGATAGTTTTGTCTTGAGTGTTATCAATCTTGTCAATCTCTTTTCTTAACTCAGCAAGCTCCTCCTGTTGCTTATAAATTTTGTCATACACTTTAGAAAGTTTCTCCAGCGACTCCATCATGTTCTGAAGCCCCTGGTCAGCTCCGTCGCCAAATATGGAGGACTCAAACAGAGTGCCACTTTCTTCCATGCCTTCATTCAGCCTGTCCATTAAGTCGGCGAATTCCTCTGCGGCGTCGTTATCAAAACCCTTCATCATCTTATCGAACTCGTCAGCCATCGCCTTTGTAGCTTCTGCACTGGCACGAACCCCGTCCGACAGGTCTTGTTTCATCCATGCGGCGGCGATTTCAGCATCACGGGCAGCTTGTGCGAACTTCTCTAATTGCTTATTAAAATGAGCAAGGTCCTTTGCTGCCTGTTTGGCGGAGGCGCCTCCGTCTTTTATTGCTGTTGCTGTTTTGGCACTCGCCCTCGTAGCTCTCCCTAACCCCTCGGAAAAGTCAGTCAGCCCCATGTTGACGCCATTATCTGTCAACTCTGTATCAATATTTTTTAGCACCCCCCGTAGTTCGCGCAATGACCCTGCAATTTTAAACACAGCATCATTCGTTTTCTCATTCGCTTCGGTTGTCGTGCTTAATGCTTGGACAACATCGTCGTAAGCAGATACTGTGGCAATTAATTCCTTTCTAATTTTCTGTTCTGATACTTCGCCCTCATTCGCCCAAAGTTTTAACTTCTGTGCCTGAATCTCGATTGCGAGAAACGCTTTTTTTGTAGTGAGCCATATCATCGAAACATTACGCATACCCTCGATGAGAAATCCTATTGCGAGTACAGCCGTCTCCATGCCAGATACAAATGCAACAATCGCAGTATTAGAGAAATCAATCAGAGCTTGCTTATTATCCTGTACGGCGTCAGCCATGATCGTCAGGTAGTCAGCTATCTGTTTTACCATAGGAGTGACTGTGGGTAGCATTGTGTCACCCAGTGCGCCCATTAAATCTTCCCACCGGGCACCCGCCCGTTTAACAGAATTAGCGTAGCTATCCATAGTGCGTATCTGGTCACCAATCGCAGCGGTGGACCCTTCCACCATTAACTTATACGCTATCTGTGCCTTTGTATTCGCATCGACCATGCCCTTCCCGTTCCACAATCCCATGTTCAACGCTTCTTGCTTGATTACGGTTTCATTCAACACAACCCCGTATTTCTTCATAGTCTCAAAGTTCCCAACCAGGGCACTCTGTATATCCGCCATAACCCGTGCAGTCGGTTGGTTATTAAATGATGCAAGATCAGCAGATAACTTAACAACCTCATTCGACATTTTTGCAGCCGCCTCGGATTGCATACCCATCGGGACAAGCAAATCCTGCACGGATGAAAGGTACTGTTTGGCTTCGCGGGTACTCATGGCATAAGAAGTGGATAGAGTCGTTGCCCAAATCTCTGCCTGTCGTTGCTGCCCAGTGAATACGGTATTAAATTTACTTGTTACTTCCTCAAGGTCAGATGCAGCCTTTATCGCCTCACGGCTTATCTTCTGGATAGCATAAATGGATGCGGCCGCCGCAGCGACAACACTCGCTGTCATTAACCGATAATTACTTGCAAACTTCTTCATCAATGAAGTCTGTTCCCCATATTGTTGCTTGTTTATCTGTCTTATTTTTGCAGCCTTAGCTTTTTCGGCTCTTACTATATCTTCGGTGGTTGTATTATTGGCTCTCTTAATTGCCTCAAAGGATTGTTTGGCTTGGTTGCGCATAAGATCAAACGTGGCGCCGGACTTGATGCCTAGATTATGAAAATTCTTCTCCATAATCTCCGCGCCGCTCTTGGCCTCTTTGACCATAGTCTGCTGTGCGCGCATATAACGAGTTTTGTCTAAATCTAACTCAATATAAAGTTTTCCTACGCGATGTGAGGCCATGTTACATCTCCATAAAATTCTGTATTTTCTCGATAACGGAGCCCATCTCTTTTAATTCATGTTCCCATATAACCAATGTATCGAACCCATACGGTTTAAATATGTTTATCCTATCTTTCGGGTCTTGTCCACGATGCCAATAGTCACCGAATAATTCGATAAGCTTCTTTTGTCCATTTACATTGACAAAATCAGGACATTTTCCTGCAATTATCAACTGGCCATCTCCGACAAACTCCCATTCACCGGGATATAAATAATTAAGGGTTGAAAGGATTATTTGTTCTGGTTTATTGGGAGAACACGCTAAAGCCTTCCTTATATTTCCTTGCCATTCATTCCTTTTTTCTTCGCTTATAGTATCCCAAACATTCTTACTTGCTTTTCCAATCTTCTTTTTATGATCCCCAGACAACGGGATTCCTAAATGAGCCGCAATCATCTTTTCTTTAGCTTCATCAGAATGATGTTGGCCATACATTGGATGGTTTTCGCCTGCTTGTATCCCTATATGAGCGTCACTCATTTTCTTCCGAGACTCAGCTGAGTGCCGCTTACCATACATTGGATGAAGTTCACCGACCTGCCAATCATTATGAGAATCCCTCATTTTCTGGCGTGTCTCTTCAGATGGGTGTTTACCATACATATGATTATTTTCACCAGCTTGAATCCCCTTAAGGGACTTGGACATCTTCTCTTTATATCCTGGCCTTTCCCAAATCTCCTTTGCTGTTTTACCGATCTTTTTGGCAACCCTTGATTTATATTCAGGGTCGGACCATCGCTCTTTTGCCTTATCAGATATGCTACGCCTTGCTGATTCAGACAGATTGTTTTTCGGATGATTTTTTCTGTATTCAGGGTCTTGCCATGCGGCCTTCATCCTATCAGAAATTGATTTCTTGCATTCATCGGACATTTCGATCTGAGCCATTTCCTTTCTGTACTCAGGGTCTTGCCACCTTTTTTTTGCAGCATCGGACAACTTTCTTCTGTGTTCAATAGAAAACTGTTTCTTTGGTTTGGATTTGCTTTTTGGGAATTCCGGTGTTACTATCTTTTTAGCCATGACGCTCATCTCCTCATTAGATGGGTTTAAGGTTAGAAATGGAGGTAAGTTTCCGCTTGCTTCCATTTCGTTATTTATAGCATAATCAAACATTTATGTCAACCTGGTTCATTACATTCTGTCCGTTGTAGTTTCAAGTCCGATTTTCTGCCCTGCCCCGATTAAAGTCATAATTTGTGGTAGCGACTCGTTCCATGCCGGTCTCAAAAACGGTCTATAATATTCAAAGATATCTGCATAAAATGCTGTAAAATGGCCTACATATACGCGTGTATTTTGTTTTTTTGACACCCTGCCGGTTTTGGTTTTTTTCTCGACAATCCGAACGCTTTTCATCATCCTACCAGCTTCACGCGCTGTCCAGGTAGACCCCGCATAATCTCCAGACTTATAAACGGGCCTATTGATACCTGTTGTTTTCCCTCTTCCAATTTGGGCCGCCAGGTGCCGTTTTGTTGATGCCTTCAGCACCTTGGCCGCTTTCATAAGACGATCTTTCGTTATGCCATCGAATTCTCTGTCAAACTTGTTAGGGTTGAAATAGGCTACGCGCATATCATCCACCAAAACAACAAAACGATGGCAGGCAGTCACCCGGCATCGTTCCATTGCTTGTATCGAGATTAATCATTTTTCCGATTCCCGCTTCGCGTTTTCAATCGTCAAGAAATGATGGAACGTGGCCCTTACCTTCCCGAGGCACTTCCACTGGTCATCGATGCCTCCGGGGTATCGGTCCATTGCTCCAAAGACCGCATTGTTGTCAATGTCAATCGTTTGTCCACCCATACCAGCCATGATTCTCTGCCCTCGGCTTACGAAGTAAATCTGAGCGGCCTCTTTGTTCTGTGGCAGAAGATCCACCCAACAATCCTCGCAGGGAGGCTCGCCCGGTGGTGTACGTTCTGCGTAAGTGGCTCGACATTGGTCGCATTTTGTTGATACCGTACCATCCTCAAACTCTATCCTGGATCGACTTTGGTCTTCTGTGAAGTCGATCCATTCGATAAATTTGTGGACTCATCCTTCTCCTCCACCGCCGACTGCTCCTGGAGCAACTGAACACATCGGTTGACGTACATGCTTACGATGGGGATCTTCATAGCAGCGATCTTCTCCGCCCGGGTGGCCTTCATCAGCTTGCCGTTCAGTTTAAAATTCTCGGCGCCGGTGATGACGTAATCTGCGAAGTCCTCGCTCTCTTCCTTTTTTTGTGCAATGCTTAACTCAAGGTCACTTACGACCTTTTCCATTGCACGGGTCTTTTTGTTCAGCACAAACTCGCTCTTCGTTTTGCGGGTCTGGTTCCTATCATTGAAAAAATCAACAGGATTCCGGATCTTCATCCTCGGCCCGTCCTCGATGGGTTCGTCATATTCAACGTCCATCGTATCGGGGTTAATCCGAGAATAAAAGAACGGAAACCAAACGCCGTCATCCGATGTTTGTAAATTGATAACAGTAGCCATAATGTTTTCTCCCGAGTATTTAGTGTTTAAACGATATACATGAAGGCACCGGAAACCTGGCCTTCAAACGAGGTTGTTGCCAAACCATTTCGATCCGCGTTAACATCCCCAGCCTTGGTCATCAGGATATACCCTGAAGTCCCAACGGTAAGGTACGAGGTCGAGTTAATCCAGAACCTGATACCAGACGTAAGCGGACTGTGACCCAATTTGATGCCATCGGTAACAGCTGTTCTAAGCGTATTCTGTGACGCATCAGTCGGGTCATAATTGACCGTACCCAGTGAAATGGTTCCACCGTCCGCTGACTGGAATTCAAAGATGTCAACATCCACGCCAAACTCCGACGCGTCAACGGTTCTACGGGTTGCGCCGGCAATGGTGTACGTACCGGCTCCAAGGATCTTCGTTGTTGGCCCTAAAGTAACACGCTGGAAGCGACCAGTCAGTGTTGTAGCTCTATCCGCCATTGTTCTACCTCCTAAAGGTTAAATGATTTTTATGGTTAATCCAGGGCAAAAAAAAGCGGCAATGTAGTGATGTGGCACCACATTACCGCTTGATTTTCTTTTATTATTCGCCGTTCAAAGTCTGGCCGGACCTGTCACGGGACCCTGGTTGTTAAGCTATTTTCTTATCCTCAACCCCCAATGCTATCTCAGCAGCTTCTTGCTGTTGCTTGGTCTTCATGGCCCGGTATAGTTTGTTTGTGGCAGTGTTCACGATCATGGTCGTAAGGTGACCAGCCGGTACTGAAGTGTCTACAAAAATTTTGTACCCCGCATTCTTTAGAGCTAAACAGAATCCGAAGTCCTCGCCAATCGGCATCCCGCTTGGGTCGTATTCCGACTTGTACCAGGGCTTGGGTATTTTACGAAACACGCTCATGTCGTACATTATACAGCCTGTGCCCGTGGCGTCAACCTCTACGAGTTCACCGTCTTCCCAATCATCAAGGCTGGCGTAGGCTTTGGTGTCCGCGTCCACGTCAACAATCTTCATCATCAAGCTATCAAATGGGACGTAGCGACGGTGGACAAGCGCCCCCACAACCGGCAGGTTGTGAGCTAAAAGTTTGGTGACAGTTAGCGGGTGGTAAACTTGGTCTATATCACACATGAGAAGCTTCGTTGCTCCCACTTCCAGAGCTTTTTGAACGAGGTTGTTTCTCAATTCATGTATTGGACCGGTTGAATCTTCGTACAGATAAGTGTAGTTTGGTTTCTCCATCTGAATGAACGAATGAAAGAAACTTGATGGAACCCATGGAAATGACAATGGAATTCCGATTGCTAATTTTTGATTACTGATTTTCATTACATACCTCCCGTTGGTATTATCCAGTTACGTTCTACCCCAGCCTCTTTTGCCATAATCTCCCTAAAATGATTCCAAGAAAACAGCACTATATCCTTCGGATTGTCCTCCTTGAACTTATCGTAGGACACAATCGGCACATGCGCCCCTGGTGAGAACTTCCCTTGCTTCTCCGGAGTTGTATCGTAGATGCACGACACAAGGTCCGGGCCAATGTCACAATAGTTAAGGACAGTCGTACTCTTCGCCGCTGCCCCGTACCCAACGATGGGCCTCTTTATATCTGTCAACTTCTGCTTCAATCGCTGTGCGCTGAACTTCACCAGCTTCCCAAAACTGTCGAACACGTCGAAGTTATCAAGCCCTTCGTTTTTTATTGCCGCTTCAACCTTTGGCCGTATCCCTGGTTTCCTGTGACCAATGAAATACCTAATCGACCCGCCGTGGGTCCACAAGAACTCGAAGTCCATTATTTCAAGGTCGTATAAATGCAGTGTCTTCTGCATCGATACCATTGAACTAAAAAAAGCGTGTTCATTATAAAATTGGTCATACTCCAATCGGCTGATGATATTGGGGAGGTACGGCTCCTCATCTATCCACACGCCATTGGGCGCCAGCATCTTCTGGATGCCCCGCAGCACCCCAAGCCTGTTGGGTATGTGAGCGAAAGAGTTGGCCGACACTAAGACATCCGTCTTTGGCCACGCACTTGCCACCTGCCCGAAGTTCTCGAACGGGTATGGGTAAACTCTCACGCCCTTGGATCTTGCCGACTCGTTTACGCTCTCGGACGGGTCGAAGCCGAGATGCACACTGTCCTTGAAATGCTCAAGGAATGTACCATCGTTGCTGCCAATCTCCATGATACATCCGTTTTTTGGCATGTACTTTTTCTTAATCATGTCCGCCAGGTTAGCAAAGTGTTTAACCATGCGGAGTGACGTGCCGGTAAAGAAAGTGTAGTCTTTATTAAACACCTCTGAGACATCTGGGCACTCTCCAATCTGAACCGTAAAGCATTCTGGACAGAAGTACGCTTGCAGGTTGTAGAACCATTCGTCCTTGAAGTCCTCTGGCGCCAGGAAGTTGTTGGCTATCGGCTGGCGCCCCAGGTCCATGAACATTTCGCATTTAGTTTTGCACACCCGGCAAATCATGGTTTCACACCCACAAACCCGCACTGCCAATCGACAATGTCAACAAAGGATGAGTGATTGACCTCCATTTTTTCGATTCGCTGAAACCCTGACATCTCCATCGCTTGTTTCAAAAGTGCGCCACTGTAAAAGTACCGATGCAGTGAGTCTTGAACGTATGAGTACATAAAGTAGTCGTTTAACTTTTTCAACTCCTCCGGTGACGGCTTATCAAAATAGGCTTTGCCCAGCACGTCGAAGTCAGGGACGACAATACTGAGTTCGGCGCCCGGCTTTAAAACAGTCCACCAATGTCTCAATGCCGCTTGCCCCTCATCCCAAGAAAGGTGTTCTAGCATGTGGCCACAATATATCTCATCCACGGAGTTGGGACCGTATGGTAAATCAGTCGCATCCGCCAACAAATCAGGATGTACGCTTTCAAACTGATCTACATTAATGAAGCCCTTCATCGGGTAATCGCCGCACCCGAGGTTCAGCCGTATAGCATCCTCCCCCAGTATCCGAGTCTTTCCATAATATCGTTGGTTGTTCCAGAAATCGTCACCCCATCGCTCTGCAAGGTGCTTGTCGTTCTGGTCGGCGACCTCATCATACTCCACAATACCCGCTTCGTGCAGTGCTTCAAACGTCTTGGAACCGTCGTGATGGACGTACACATCACCGGCAACACCAACCCTGTACCCCGCTTCCCTTGCCCTGAAGCCTATGTCAATGTCCTCTCCGCTGCTCGGCCATAGTTCCTCGTCGAGATACCCGATGTCATCAAAGATTTTCTTCTTAATGAACATGGATATGGTGGCGAAGTTGACATCGTAACACAGCCCCTCGTTCACCTCGGAGAACTCTTCGGAGGCTGAGTCCAACTCATCCCGGGAACTGTATGTCCCAATGGTGATATTTTGGATGCCGGCTGCATAGTTCGTGCAAGGCGCTATGATATCGAACTCATCTAGCCACCCCACAAGCCTATCGGCCCATCCTGGTGTGCAAATGACATCATTGTTATAAAGGACAACGATGTCGCCCCGTGCGGCTTTGATGCCCTGGTTCGCTGCCTTTGGGAATCCCTCATTTTCTTCATTACGGATGACCGTCAAGTCATTGAAGCCCGTGAACGGTGGTTTGAAGGGCGGATTGCTTCCATTGTCAACGATTATGATCTCAAACGTACCGGATTCAGTATTATCCATGATTGCTTGAATCGCCTCGTAGGTCATATCCTCACCGTTCCAGACAGGGACGATAATGCTAAGTTTTACATTTTCCATAATTCAACTCTCCCGGGTTGATGGTTTATTTTAAACTCGTCATGCACTCAAAAGTAGCATGGATTGCCCAGACCTCTTGCGTTCCGTTCAGTGTCACCCAATCTTCTACCTGTGCGCCGACTGTATTCAACAACCGAAACCACACGAGGGTGGAGCCGGTTATCGTTAACTCACACTCATCATAAAGTGTCTTCAGATAATTGTAGGCAGTTTCCACTTCCATGCTGCTGTTCATATCGTCTGAGAATATCGAAAACTGTATCTCAAGATTTTCGTATCTTTCTGTGAATGTTCTGTCCGGGCTATCGGTGACCACGAAGTATGTGACAAAAGGATATATTGTCCCGGTTGGAGCGCGGCCTTTGAAGAACCTGTTCCCGACATACGACATCATTGTGGAGCCAGTGGCTTTGGTATGGATGGCTTTTGACAGTTCTAGCATTATAACACAGCCTCTTTCACCAAGATGTCCAAATACCTATGGTTCATCTCAGTGTCAATCGGCGGAGCTACAATCGCGAAGTACCGTCCTGCCCATGATATACGCCAGTTGCTTCGTAGAACTCTGCGAAACCTGATACGAATTTGGTGCGTTATAATTCCGATGTTCTCCATGTTCTTGACGCTCTCTTTAGCGCTCACGGGCCAGATTGCAGCGGCAACATTTGTGGCAACAGTACTAAATGAGGTTACATATCCCCCCATCCCGTCACTTACTCTGGTTTCGGCTTCAAAGTTTATGAACTTATCGAGACTACCTATTCTCATAATCAAAATCTTCCCATAGGCGTTTGGTCCTGATTAGGTCTTCAGCCGTTTTGTTGAGCTGATACTCGGATGAATTCATTCCGAGAATTTGAGATTCCCTGTTCTCCCAGAGATCCCCAATAGCGAGCAATATAGCCGCTTTCAGTCGGCTCGGGACGGCGCCGGCGTTCAGCCAGCCACAAACGATTCTTATTTTAATCGGTTTGGAGGGATACAGGGTGTCCGACGGCCAGGTGCTGGAATATGGTAAAACAATCCGGCCGCACTGGTCCCCGTTAGTTTCAACCAGGTAATCGGTGCCCGCGACCAAAATAGTTTCATCAGCATCAGTGTCTTTCCACGACATTGATGTCACACTCTGAAGGTTGCCAAGCGGGATAATGACTCTATTGGTTCCCGGGAAGCTGTCAAGGAAGTAATCCCAGGTCTGTGAAATGAGGGCCCTGCCCGTGTAACCCTCCACACCTTCCCTTGCGGTCTGGATGTACTCAGTTAAAAGGTCGTCATCAGCTCGGGTGGAGGCGTTAACAAGGATGCTTGTTCCGAACTCGCAGGCATCAACCAGGACTTTCGAGGCTGTGCGGATAAATTGTTTGTATCCTGTGTACTGTATTTTATAATCTGCGTTGTCGAGGGCATCGGTAACTTGTGCAAAGGCTCCTCCCACCCAGTCGGTGTAGGTGATGTCGTCATCAGACTCTTGAATCTTGGTGTCATTGGTGGCACCCGCTCCGTTCGTCCCGGCATGGAGTAAAACCTCTGCCTCAGAGCCAAGTATGTCTGTACCCACCCCGAGGTGCGTATATCCAACGGACACGGCATGTGAGGCGATTGGCAGACTCTGAGTAAGCTCTAAATTAGAATCGAGAGTCTCCGAATCGAGATTAAGATGCCTTTTCGCGGTACTAAGCGGAATCGGTTCGACGGTCGGCCCTGTGACAATCTGAAAATCCATCGCTTACTCCTCCCCGGTGTAAAAAGTCCTGGGCAGCCGCCCGGGAGATACGGTTTTCGGATTGGGGAACCCTATCCCAGGACGTTCACCTTTCTGAATATGGGACTGAAAACAGGCCCACCTGCTGTATCGGATTCTTTGGGTTTGCGATGCGTGTAGTATCGAACCCATGTTAAGAATTTACGCATTGAGATAATATCCACCAGCGACAAGTGGTCGCCACAAAACAGTTACGTTAACCTCAGACCCTGCGCCCGCAGCACCGCCAGCAATGGTCACCTCAATTATCTTCGTTGCTGCCGTAACGGTTGGGCCAGTGTAAACGTGATAGAAGTTCCCTGTCAGGTTTGCCTTCGCACCGGCAGCAGCCGATAGTATTTCAATCGGTGCAACGTCATCAGTCGCTATGGCGATACTGGTAAACCCAGCAACTGCGGACAGGTCATCAGGTACATGGACGATAACAGCGTCAATGAAGATGGCTTGGGCCGTCGCAGTCATGGAGCTATACGCAGCCGCTACCTGATTCAAGTCAGTCTGGTTGTAGTTGACAGTGCTTCCTGGCATGAAGGTTTTAGGGAGCCACGCATACCCATTGTAGATCCACATAAAACCAGTGTTGGTTTCAAGGAAGGTCGAACCCGTCTTCGGACTGACAGGTTTGGTATCTGTGGAGATACCGATAAATCTCTGTATCGTAGTAAACAGGAACATTACTTACCTCCTTTTTTGGTAAGTAAGACGCCTTTTTTACGGGCGTCTATGGTTTATTACAGAAGAGCCTGCACATACGCACCATCGTCAATCGGGGTGTAGTAGATACCAGCCTTTCCTGTACCAGCGGTTAATGTACCGACAGTCGGCAAAACGCCAATGGTCCCAACACTCGTGGCAGTCGCGGTCGGAGCGATACCAACCATGAAGTTCA